TTACCATTACCACCTTTACCATTATTATCGATTAATCTTTCATCTTCGATGTTATAAGGTATCTGAACCCACAATACCCAAGACAATAATCCCTCATGTCCGTGTAATGGAAGGTAATCACCTTTCTTTTGGTAGTTAACCCAAATGTCTGATGCATCAATCAATAAATCATTATTTGTATTAGTTAAATTTTTTGAATTTATATCAAACTGTTCTTGGTAAACTTTTCCTATACCTAAAACTTCTTCTTGAAGCATTTGATTACATTCTCTCATTTTAAAATGAGCTGGTGTTCTATAAGACGAAATACCTGTATTAAATCTTTGAACTTCATGATCCTTAAGATTTAGACACTCATTAAAAATTTTTTCCATTTTATCTTTATCTATCTTTACGTGTGCAATTGGTAAATTTGGAAGATGCTTAAATTCTAATTTATTCATAATAAAGTTTTTCTACTCCTATAAAATGTGGTTCTTTTTTTATCCAAGTTATACTGTTATGTTCTAACATATTCCTGCATTTTCTTATATCAGTTTGTGTGAATTTGTAACCTTGCACTAATGGCCATAAGTTTTTGGGAAGATTACCAGGCACAATTCCTTTATTTAAATAATCAACAGTCTCTTTGACATGAGAGTAAGAATCAAAATTCTCTGATAAACTATCGATAAACAAAGATGAGTATTCATTTGCATTAAGCAACCACCATATAATAAGGTTTAAAACGAATTGTGTGCTTCTGTTAAAATCACAAATAACCATATCAATTTTATCAACTTTAATTTTTTCTAAATCTATATCCTCACATCTGAAATCAATATGTTCTTCAAGTTTGTAATGTTTCGGAAACCACCTGATGGCTTTTTCGTATTCTCCCATTCCAATCCAGTCTTTACCATTATCAATCGTAATCACTTTACCTTTAACATTTTCTTTCATTGCAAGTGCAATCATAAAAGCTGTTGAACCATTACCAGTTCCAAGCTCAAGAACTAACTTTGGTTTTTTCATTTTAACTAATGAATAATAAAACATGCATGAGTCAACTGTTTCAAATTGAATGCCTCTGTTTAGGCATTGTTGCATAATTCTTAATTTATTTCTGGTGTTTAATTTGTGTACAATCCCCATGATATAATAATTCTTTCCTGATACGACATTGCGAAGTGTGTATGACCTGAAGGAGACAACAACAAATCACCAGGTTTGACAACCACAGTGAGATCTTGGTTTTCAAATCTATAAATTGTATTTTTGTATACACCTAATATCAAAGAATTTTCTCTGTCAACGTGTGCTACACCAACAGATCTTTTCATTGAAAAAAATATATCTGCTTGATCTATTCTAAGATCAGGAAGACCTTCACATATAATTTTATGTAAAGGAGCAATATGATTTGCATTTTCAACTTTTCTTATCTGAAATGGATTAGATAAAATATCATTTTCGTTAGCACCTAATTCTCTATCTACTTTAATTTTGTTTTTACAATTACTGTTATTTAGCAAACTACTAATATAGTTAAAATCAATTTTCTGCTCAGATACTATTGCATTAGGTATATGACAAACCTTGCTTTCTCTAACTGCTTTTTTTATTTGGTCAAACATATCATATTTAAATTAAATCTATGGTGAACTTCAGTTGGTGCATATCCCCTGTGTGTAAGGTGAGACTCAAAGACTATAGCTTGTCCTTCTTTGCTTTCAATCTTTTCACCACTTTGAAACTCAGTACCACCATCGTTTGTGTGTAAGTTGTATAATATTGAAACATAACTTCCTATATTTGGATCATCACAGTGCCACTCTGGTTTCGAAACAGGAGTGTAAAAATTCCAAAACATTCTGTAGGGTCTTAGCAAACTAAAACTTGATTTTTGTTGAACAATGTAAAAAACCCATTTACCAAAGTTGTTTAGTATTGGATCTGGCGTATGGTTTACTTCAGGTCTTTCAAATGTAGAGATAAACATACCTTTATCTAAAACTTTACTGCCATTAATAAATTTATGAAATGGCTCAGCTAAGTTACGTTGTTTATCAGAAGCAAATTTCCAACCAACTGTTCCAAGATGGTCCAATATCTCATAATTTATTGGTTTTGGGATGTTTGTGTCAATAAGTTCCATGCTATCGATGTAGCATTATTATTACACTAAATCTACTGCTTTTCCAATGATAGGTTTATACTTTGTCTTACCTTCTGATTTATAAGCATGTAAATAAGATGCTCTCGGTGTTCCCTCAACCCAACTAGCATGAATCCATCCGCTATTAGGCTCACCAGGAGTGTAGAACTCGAGTATCAATTGATCTGGTTCTAAGTTAGATTTAATCCAATCAAAAAGTTCAGCGTTATCTACACCAATACATTCGAAGTCTGCGGCCTCAGCTTTTGCATGCTGTGAATTTGGTGAACTACCTATAGCGACACACAAATCTA